CATTCGTTTAATAGTTCATCTGGTGTTGATGACATACAGAATGCAACTTGTGCAGATTGCTTGTTGTATAGCATCATGTATCCTCTGACCTGGTGCTGATAGTCTTTGACATCTGCATCTTCTGGAAGTGCTGGAAATGTTTCCAATGAAAATGATGACTTTATATCGATGATAATGTCATCACCTACAATATCCGCTTCACCAGTCAAGAAGTCATTTGTGATGCGCTCTGTGTTCTTAACATGATCAGTGAAGAACACTGAATTGTACAGTTGAATCGAATCGTTTTCCACTTGAATACCTTTGTCCAGATATTTGTTTTTCAGTTCTGTTTCGTATCCGAAAAAGTCTTGTTTTGCGATGTCACGAATATATGACTTTGCTGTTTGCGACAAGAATTCTGACTTCGATCTTGGTCTTGTCATTATCTTTCCGAGTGCTGAACATCTGATCTTCATTTGGCTAATTTTTTTAGTTCTTTTTTTACTTTGTTTAAATATTCAACTTTTGAAGATTGATTATTTTCTTTTGAGATTTCAATCATCATATCAACACCCATACATGACAAAACAACAATAGCATCATTTGCAGTAACACCAGACATTTTTTTTGTTTGTTCAAACAAGTTATTTGCGTATTTTTTTGCATTCATCATATCGCATCGATTTGTGACTGTTGTGCATCAGTCAGTTCATACTTCGTTGTTATAGATTCCTTTGTGACCTTTCCATCTTGCAGTGCTTTGATTGCTTTTGCGAATCGATCTGATGTCAGTGATGGAAGTGCTTTTGGTTTAACTGGTTCTATTCTCAATGCTTCGACTGTTTGACCGAATGCAGACACCATGGTCACATATAGTGTGACGTTCAATCCGTTCCATTCTTCGATGTAATTCGTTCCATGTGCTTTTGCGATTGCTTTGCAGTTGGTCACGTTCAGAATCATCGGTTTTCCTTCTGTGAAATGTGCAACAATACAATCATCTGACTTGCCATCAGAACCTTGCACTTTTTCTTGAATCACTTCTTTGATTGTCACGATACGTTTTTCACCTTGCTGAAAGTCGTATGCACCGAGATAGTTCGGATTAGTTAATTTTTTCCAATGTGTTTTCATAAAAATTGATTTTTGTTTGAACAAATATAATCATTCAGAACAAATTATCAAATATTTACACATTCAGATGAATAAAATTGTTCTGTTGCATTGATAATCGATTTCAGTCGTTTTCGCAAGATATTGGAATTGTGACAGATTTCAAAATATTCTAATCGTTCAGCTTCTTCGATCAAGACATCAATCCATTCAACCATGTCGATTGCATTCAGATAGGATTGAACATCTTCCTTGCATGATTCATATATACGTTCAAAGAGATCATCTTCATTCCCATTGATCAAGAAGTTGAAGATCTGATCAAGTTGAACATATTTGAATTCAAATTCATGCGCTTCAACAAACACTTCTTCAAACACGTGGAGCAATACATATGATTGCATCACTGGTAGATTCATTCGTTCATTGTCCATACTTCAACGTTCATACCATACTTTTCACGAAGTTCTTTGATTCTGAAATCTTGCAGTTTCGATGTCACACCACCTTTTGCTTTGACTTCGATGAATATCGGTTCTTCACCTTTCTTGAATGCAACAATATCTGGAATGCCATTCACATTCGTTTTGATCAGTTTAATGACATACCATCCATCAGATTTCAGTTTGTTCATTATCTGCTTTTGATATCGTTGTTCGTTCATATTGTATTGTGTTGATTTGTATTAAAGTCCGCAATATCCAGAATCACATTCATTGAAATCATCATCGAACAATTCAAGTTGTGTTTTATGGTTTTTGATCTTGTCATATGTCACACCAGTCTTGAATGTTCCGTTTGACAAATATTCTTGTTTCACGAACCATTGAAATTGTTTTGGTGCTTTGTTTGACATATGCTTCAAAAATATTTCTGAACGATGGAAACAACCGACACAATTGTTCATGTATGCAAATCGAACTGGTTTATCTTTCCAGTATTCTTCAATGTTATCTTTAAAAATACCATTTTCAATCAATGGAAAAGTGGCTTTTCTATATTTCAATTCTTTCCATTTGTTGTTCCCATTCTTATGTTTACCGATGTTAAATTTAAATGTTTCAATACCATCTTCATTTGCACGTTCAATCATATTCTTTGCTCTGCGCATTTCGTTTGCTCTGAATCCGATTCGCATTTCAATCGGCAAATCAGTATTTTGATAACACCATTGAGCAATCGATTTTATTTTCATGTCAATGGTACAATATCTTTGAACTTTATTTGGCAGATAAACATTTCCATTTTTCATTGTATATTTTGAAATAACTTCTTCAAAAGTTTGATTAGATATCCAGAATATTTCTTGACCGATAAATTGTTCCAGATCAAGCATTGTGTATATAATATCATCCATTTCAAGTGTTCCGATGAATTCATGTCCTATTTTGTCAGAAACAATTTGTCTGATTTTTTTATCTGGAAACATTACATCTGAATCATTTGTTCTTACAAGTGAAAAAATATTGTAATCAGCTGGATAATGAACCGCAATGAATGAAGATGTTTTTCCACCAGATAAACTGTTGATTGTTTTCATTTAATGCTTTTATTGAAGTGTTTCAATGTATAATCTTTTTTTGACATCACCGTTTTGTATATGTCATGTTCGATTCCGTTTTCAGAGAATATCCAGAATACATCATTCTTTTTTCTTTGCATTGTTGTCAATCGATCACGTGACTGCCAATATGATACTGCACTGAAATCGATATTCAGATAGACCAGGTAGTCAGCACTTGACAGATTCACACCTTCACGACCAGAGACAATCTGTAATGCAATCCACTTTGATTCGTCTGAATTGAATTCATCGATGTCAGTTGTGATTCGTTGACCAAGAACATCACACAACATATCGAATTCAGCACGAAACTTGTAAAAGATAGCAATCTTCTTTGTGTAAAATTTGCCTTGTATGAATTCAGCTTTCGATTTGTCCAGCACCATTGATTGACCAGATTCAAATTTAATCGTTCCAGAGTACATCTGATGACATTTCTGCATCAGTTTCACACCAGTATCTGCAAGAATAACTTCTGATTTTCCTTCGATTACAAGGTGTTTTTTTAGTCGATTGATGTATTCATATGTCTTGTCTTGCATTCGTACATTCAGAATCGTTTCATTCACTTGTGTTGTAAATCCAGCACTTGATTGTGTGAAGTATATCATATAATCTTGAATCCATCCGTTGATTTTGTCTTGATCAGCATCTGAATAGTCGTTCACTGGATTGCCATGTGCAACATATTTCTGTTTTTTGTTCACGAAGTCATTTGCCCATTTGTAAAATGTTGACCATCGTTTGAATGGTGATCTGTTCGACACCCAGAATTGATGGTATATCTGCGACCATGATTCTGGTGATGGTGTTCCAGAAAGAAATATCATCGGCAGATGTGCGAATCGTTGCTTGAATAGTCGTGCAGATTTGTTCGGCTTTGGAAATGCTCCGAATCTGTGATGTTCATCGTGAATGACCAGATCGAATTGACCTTCAATCTTGTGCATCGATTCATCATTGATGCAAGTCAGTTTGAAATATTTATCATATTCGAAATCAGTATAGTCAGATTCAATTGAACTGATTGCTTTCTTTTTAGTTAGCAACAAAACAGATTGCGCACCATACAATCGTGCAGTTTCGAATGCTGTCAGTGTTTTTCCAGTGCGCACTTCCATCGCAAGATATACGATTCCATACTTTGTCAATCTGACATCAGCATTTTGTGCAATCTGGATCTGGTAGTCACGCAGTTTCATAGTTTTAATTTTAGTAGTATTTTTTCAAGAACACGAACTGTGATTGAATTTCCAGCTTGTTTATATGCTTGTGTATCTGATACGACACTAAAATCAAATGAATCTGGGAAGTCTTGCAGTCTGAAACATTCACGTGGTGTTAAACGTCTTATTCTGTTGTAAAAAACAAATTGATCAGTATTTCCACCACTTCCAGTTGCAGTGTGTATCGTTTGTGATACAGTTTTTAATTTTCTTTTAACAATCTTTCCATGTGAATCTCTTGTATATCCTATAATAGTACATTGATTGCACGATGTGTCAAGTGTTTGTGCGACTTTTTTACCTACACGACCTCGCCTTGTTTTTGAATTTGGAACACTCAAATTTATTGAATCACCTTCTTCTGCTTTTTCATAACCATTTGATGTTGCTGATTTTATTAGTATTTGATTCCCACTACCCTCCGATGCTTTTATTGTTGGGCTCAAGTCTTTATATCCTTCAAAACCTTTTAAATGGTGTCTGTAATTAGCATGATCCTTTTTAATAAGTATTTTTGAACTAACTTCTTTTGAAAGAAAATATTTTTCATCAACATCATATTCGAGAACATCTTTCAATTTTTTTGTCAAATGTTCTTTTTTAGGAAACTGAAATATGTTATCTTGATTATCACGAATTCCGATTAAAAAAACACGTTCACGATTTTGGGGTATACCATGTTCTTTTGTGTTTAAAACTTGCCAATATAAATGATATGGAACAGAATCTTCATCTGGAAATAAAACTGATAAACCATTCACTGATTTACCACCTAACAACCGAATCCATTCACCGAATGTTTTTCCATTATCATCAGAAAGTAATCCTTTTACATTCTCAAATATGAAAAATCGTGGTTTATTAATTTTGATAAATTCATGTGAATTGAAAAATAATATTCCACGTTCATCATCTTTTCCCTTTCGTTTTCCAGCCAATGAAAAAGATTGACATGGTGGTGAAGTCATGTACACGTCAAGTGATTCTTTTGGTATTTCACGATCATAAACATCATGCGGAAAATAACCTGGTTCACCATGATTGTGTGCATATGTGATTCGTGCATACTTATCCCAATCACAAGCATAAATTCGTTTATGCTGAATTCCTTTTGATTCGCATACTCTATTTATCGCATAATCAAATGCACCCACACCAGAAAAATCACTTCCAGTTGTTATTATTTTAGAATGGACATTCATCATCTTCGGTTTTTGTTTCGTTTGTGTTAATTTCAAAATA